GGGGTAGTAGTGGTCTGCTGTCCACGGATCCCCTATGCGTTCCCCTTGGCCGCAGATCCAGCAGGTTTGTGCGGCGGCTCGTACGTCACGGGAGCGTTGTTGGTAGTTTCCTGCGTAGTGTTGTCTTGATTGTTTGGTGCAGGGGTCGCAGCGTGTGCTACGGGTGAGTGTGCCGCACCCTAGGCATGGCCGGGGGAGTTTCAGCGGGTGTCCCCTTGGGGGGTCATCAAGCGAGTTTCAGTTTCGTTTTTGGTTTTGGTTCGTGTCTTGGGGTTCATGGCTTCTGCGAGTGCGTCAGCGATCTTCGGTGTCCATTCGTGGATTGCTCCGGTGTCGGGGTTGCCGGTGGCTTCCTTGATGATCTTTTCGATTTCGCTGCGGTTCATGCGTGGTCCGTTTCTAGGATGCGTCTGCGTTCTAGGAGCGCGTCTGAGTAGGCGTGCCATCCGGTGCCGCGTTCGGGTAGTGGCACGAGGCTTAGGTGTCTGAGTGCTTCGTCTATTTCTGGAATGGTTGCGGTGTCTGCGATGGCGACGCTCATACCGGCTCCATAACAGAAAGGGACCGCGTTACGCGGTGGGTAGTCTAGTGGTGATCTTATTGCATAGTAACGGCACGCGGGTTGAATTACAAGGATGACACTAGGTGTTGTGGATTGTTTGTGTGTTCATCGCATGATGTTGCGTATGCGGTTCAACACGGCTTGTTCGTAGTCATGAAGGATCACGCGCACTTCGTCTGCGATCATGTTCCTGATGCCTTGTTCGGCTATCTCGCAGGCGCGGCATAAACCGAAATCGCCTAGATGTGACTTCACGTAAGACTGTCCGCACGCATCGCATTGCCGTACAGGGGTCGTGTCGGCTCCACAGGCAACGCAGGAGGGTTCTCCGGTGTGTCCGTTGTCGTAGCAGTAACACGCCTGTTTCGTCTCGCAGGTGCAGTCTGTGGGATCTTGTTCGGGTATTGGTAGATCACTCATGCCGCCGGGGATCACGAGGATTCTCCCGGCTTACCCTTGCAATACTGCTTGTGTTCCTTACCCCAATCCTTTGCGCGTTTGACGGCTCCGCGCCGATGAAACCCATTGACTTTGCCGCATCGTGCGCAAGTGAAATAAGCCTCTCCGCGTTGCGGTGAAGTGATGCATTTGGCAACGTTCATGATTCCTCCGACAACGTTTGCAGGTAGGCGATCAGTTCGGGTAGTGCTTCCGGTGTGATGCTGATGCCGGTTGTTGATGTGCCGTATTCGTCAACGTGAGCGCAGCGAATATACAGTTCCGTGGTTTTACTGTGCGGGATTGTGTCGTGGCTGAATTCGTACATGATGTGTTCCTCCCCGGTTACGCGTTGGTCCGGTTGTATTTCGCGGTCAACAAGTCCACGAAAAACCGCAGTTCGATGGCATCGCGTTCGGTGACATCAGCCTTTACTTGTTCAATGGATTCGAGCAGTTCAATGGCGAGAGATGCTGCTTCGTCAACTGTCAATGATGCCTTGATATTGAAGAATTCTGTCTCACCATTGATGATGATTTGTTGAACGTGCTCTGTGTGTTGCGGGTCTTTGTTGCTGAATCGGTTGCGTAGTCCGTGTGCGCGGAAGCGAATGTTGCTGATGGTTTGCTTCGTTTGCATGTTGATGCTGCTCATCTCAGGTTCCTCCCTGTGTCGCCTGTCTCGTCAGGTGCGGTAGGCGAACTCCGCACGACCCGCCGAAGCGGGTTTCGACTAATCCTCCAATGAATCAATGATGATTTCGGAAACAAGGTGCTTTGCCTTCCGATAGGCGACGCTCGCCTCCGTGAAGGTTTCCTGTTGTTCAGGTGTCAGGCGACCCCAATAAAGACGGATATCGTCCTCTGACAGGATTGTAAAAACGCTCATGGTGTTGCCTCCCTGTGGTCTGTCTCATCAGCGACGGGAGACCATTCCCGCCGGACCCCCGAAGGGGTTTCGACTATTTGAGGTTGAGTCCGCGAACAGCCTTGGCAAGTTCTAGCGCGGCTTGGTCGCCTGCGACGCTGATATTCAATCCGTTGACAGCCTTAGCAAGTTCAATGGCTTCGTCAATCATCTGATCCTGTGTGATGTTCATTGTGGGTTCCTCCCCTTGTCGTTTGCCTTGCATGGATAAATCTAGGGGTCTGTCATACGCCTGTCAAGTCAAAACCCAAGATTTCCCAAAAGTCGTCCTAAATGTCCGAATTTTGCCAAACCGGATGACTGTGCGACCACAGGTGAGCCACGAAATCCGTAGCATCCCCATCCACCACAACTGCGATCCGGCGACGCAGAAACCCATACCGCTGCACCTGAACCGTGATCATCGGCACAACCGCGCTGCACACGGGACACCGTGCGCTGATCGGAGCCGTCCCTTCAACCTGTTCCGTGAACCTCACTCTGCCTCCAACGCCGAACGAATCGAATGAACCTCATATCTGCCACGTTCGCGCCTGATCAACCCATGTTGACCCCACTTCCTGAGTAGGCGACTAGACACGCCGCAATACTCAGCCGCCGCTTCCGGGTCTAGCCACAACTCAGACAAGCGCGACGACGCAACTACCCGCAGCAGGCGCTCTACCGGCCACCTCGTGCCGCAGACACGACAGAACACTTCACCGCCGAAATCATCACCCGACACCAGCAGTTGCCGACCGCACTCACCGTCATCGGTGTCTGTTGGACAGGTGACCCGCCATGATGGTCGTTTGCGTTCGTTCGCTGCGTCTTTCGCCTGCCGTGCGAGGGTGTGAACTTCGGACGCGAAATCAATGAACGCGGGGTGTTCTACGGCTGCGCGATCCAACCAGCCGGTCAGGAACTCAACAATCCCACCTAGCATCAAATGGGGTTGCGTGGATTTGTTGCGCGACCGTGACGCTTCACCGTACGGGGTTAGTTCGAAGAAACCTCGCCAATCAATCTCCCACGACTCTAGAACGTTTACGTACGTGAATGCGGCTGCGGAATCTAGTGCGTTGACGCGGACACCTATCGTTCGTTCCGTGCTTCGACCGTCGCCACCTTGACCGGGGATCAGTTCAGCGCGTGCCTGCCATTTCACTATCTCGCCTAGGTGATGTCGAACTCGTGCGGTGCAGCGTTCGCAGGTGGCGTATTCGGTTTCCCGTTTGCATATTTGGCAGGTCATCGCCTGCGGCATAGCGGACATCTTGCCTCCCCCAACGGATCACCGTGCGGACACGGTTCGTCAGCATACAGATCCATGACAGTTACCGGACCGGATTGTTTCGGTGTTTCGTATTCGTCTAACCAGCGTTCCTGATTCAGCCACGTTGCCGGGTTCGCGGTGAAGTTGGGATCTCGCTTCGGATCATCCCTGTACCGCTTAGCGGCTTCGATGATTTGTTCAGGTGTTGCGGTCTTTATAGCGGTCTGCCACTTCGTGACAGCCGCCTTACGTCCTACCCGCTTTGGGTAAACCTTCCAGAACTCATCGAACATATTTATCTGACGGTTCTCTGTTGTTTCTTTACTGATTAGTAGGAACTGTGGTTCCACCCTGTCGGTAAGAAAGTTCCTCCCTGACTGTTCAAAAGTTCCACCCTGATTGTCAGAAAGTTCCACCCTGCGATGCCACATCGACCCGTCACAGTCCGCAGGACATTGCAACTGAATCCAATACCGATTCGGTTTGTATTGGTTGCGGCTGACACCATCGGCGACCTCAACACGCAGTTCACCCAACTCAACGAGATTCCTGATTGCCTTGCGCACGCCGCGATCAGTCACGTTTGCGTAAGACGCTAACCGGTCTTGTGACGGCCATGCGCCTTCATCGGCATCCGGACCTAGGTGATTAGCGATTCCCAAGAGAACTATCTTGGCTGCGCCTCTCGCCTGTGAATGGTTCAGCACCATCGACAACGCTTCGATACTCATTACCTGCCTAGCCTTTCAGGTCGGCTAGACTCGCATCCAGCCGACGCTCACTCGTCGGTTAGTCCCGGTGATGCGCTACGGGAAGCGGCGCACGCCGGGACGACTTATGTTCATGGCAGGATTCCCCAATGATACCACGATCCCCTAGTGCCTACTATCGTGATCCGCACGGATAGCCGACAACAGAGACTCCAATGCCTCTCCCGCGCTCTCAGACCAAACCTGCGGGTGTTTCATACCGTGATGGTCTGCCACCACCTGAAAACCCGTTATCGTCTCTGTGTCGTGCTGAACGACGATTCCGAACGCGTCAGCCTTCAACGCCAAACGTCGCAGAATTGTCGCAGGCTTATTCGGATTGGTCGTAGCCTCAATGAAATACAGAGGGTCACGGCAATACCCCCGATGACACACCCCAAACAAATCCAAATCAATAGCATCAGCATCCGCAGGCATCACCCGCCTATGCCAATCCTGAACCGTCCGATCCGCATACAACTCCGCGTTCATGATTTGCAAAGGCATCACACCACCCCCACAATCCGCGCACGAATCCAATCCGACACACTCATTCCCGCCTGCTCAGCAGCCTGACGAATCATCGACTCATCAGCCTCCGTCACACGGAACGACAACATAACCGTCTTACTCATCTTGATTTCCTCCCTTAGAACGGAGCCGCGTCAGACACCCACGCATCATCAGCCGTGGACGACCGCGCAACCTGATTAGTTTTCGTCGTAGTACGCACGAGATCAACGCCAATATGATCAGCCGCAACCTCCCACGAAGTACGCTTGTTGCCTTCCTTATCCTCCCAATCACGACTCTTAGCCTTACCCGTCACAATCACCAGATCACCCTTCGACAGGGACTCAGCCGCGTTCTCCGCAAGTTGCCTGAACGCCGACACACTCCAAAACGTCGTATCAACATCCACCCAACCCTCATCAGTCTTACGACGACCCGAAGTGACAACCCGCAGATTCAACACCGCGTTCCCGTTCGCACCGAACCTCAACTCAGGATCAGCCACAAGACGACCCGTCAACGTGATACCAGCACTCATGATTCTCTTTCCTTCCGTCGTTTCGCTCTACGGATCTGAAGCGCGTAATGGCCTCCCCAAATCCCGAACTGTTCATTGTTACGCCATGCGAAGTCATAGCATTGACTCCGCACTTCACAGAGCGAACAAATCTTCACCGCGTTCTTGTATGCCGCGTGAGTAGCGTTCGCTCCCTTATGCTCCGGATAGAACAACTCCGGATCAACTTCCCTGCATCTGCCGCGTTCCATCCACGGCTCATGCGTCATTGGTAACCAGCCTCCCTCAATAGGTTCACCATCACCGACAGGGGAACCACGCACGGCCATTCCCCGATCTTCGACGGTCCATACCCGTCCGGTCGTATGACCGCCAAAGGTAGCACACCGTCAGAAGCACGCGCCGCTTGTTGACGAAGTGTCCCGGTCAAGTCAAGATTCCGGCGAGCCTTCACCTCAACATCCACACCAACAATCCCGGTCACATCTGAACCGGAACGTCCAGCACCGACAGGTTCCGCGAACGGCCACCCATGCTCTTTGAAGTAGTTAGCAACAATCTGCTGCGAGTCATACCCGCGTTGTTTCCTGCTACTCATCGCGTTCCCAACTGTGTTTGCTCCAACCCTCAGCCTCAGCCATAAGCGGATTCTGAGTGATAAACGAATGGCATTGACGGCACAACGCAACCAGATTCGACGGGTCCAGAATCGAACCACCCCGTGCACGCGACACCACTTCATGAATATCCGTGGACCGCGCCTGATCGCAACGCTCACACACCGGTTTTTCCTCAAGCATCTGCGTCACCAGCGAACGACGCTGACGGTACTTCGCCTCCATCTTCCGGCTCCGATACCTCACGTAAACTGTCCCGTCCCCTCAGCCGCGAACTGATGCCTCAACGCAGCCGAAACCGTCTGACCCGTACTCAACTGATTACGCAACGTATTCATGCGTTCCTTACAAGCACGATGCTTCGCGTAACACAACTCATACGTCAACCGCGCATCCGACGTTGCGACGGTCGCAAGATGCTTACGCACATCAACCGGACCCTCCGCTTGCAGAAAAGCACGCGCATACTCAACCTCAAAATGCTGCTTCGCAATCACCGCATCCTCATCCAACTGCGCCAGATCCTCCGTAGCCGCATCAAGTAACCGCGACACCTCACCAAGACGTTGAATCACCCGCATCTGTTCAGGGTTCATAACGCCTCCCATGATCAGTATTACAAACGTCGATCATCCATGCGCCGCACTCCCGGCAACGATGCACAATCCCGTCATTGAATGACTTATAGATACGAACTGTCACGGGATCTTGTACGATTTCCGGCTGATCTTCTACGGGACGCGCACGATGCTTGCGCATCCACTTCTGGCGAGCGTGCCACGACATCCGCTCCCAATCGCTACGACTTGGAACGGACACGGTTCCCCCGCAACACATCAGCGATCATCGACTTCATGCGCTGTTCAAGTACCTCCGCGTTATGTTCCTCAACCCTCCTGCGCTCCTGCTCAACCCACCTAGCCTCTTGCGCGGCTTCCAGATAAGAGATACCCCACGACGCACCCCAACGCGAAAGATCCTCCAAAGACGTAAACCCGCTCCCATACAACACCTGCGGATTCACACCCTCCGACGCGAGCAAACTCCGCAACAACATCAGTTGCCGCAACGATGGCTCTACCTTGTCCCATCCCGCGAACCTCACATCAGTAATCGGCGGCACATTCTCCGGACTGTTCACGCCTCCCCCTCATCACTACCCGGCACATACCGGTCAATGAACGCAGCCTTATCGTTACCGCGAGCGTCAACCGCGTGCGCGTAACAGAACACACGATCAACCATGCCTTCATCTGTCTTGATGTACCAATACTCCGTTGGGTGCTCAACGCAACCCGACCACATACAGATCACGACAACGCCGCCTTCCGTGCATTCCACGCCGCAAGCAACTCCGCGTGCGTGTTCTCACTCATCGCATACGCTCCAACATCCTTACCGACCCGCAACAAGTCAGCCTCAGATTCAGCCGCAAGAATCTCCGCTTTCCACTTGAAGATTTGATTCTCAGCCGCGACCGGCTTTGGTTCCTCAGGAACCTGAACTTCGGCATCCGGAATGTCCTTGTGCCACAAATCCAATGCCACACCGAAACGCATAGCCGCCACGCGGATAGCGTTACTGATCGCACCCTTACGCCGGTCATGCACCTTCCGACCCTGCGGCTCCCCATATCCGTAACGGGTCACGCCACACACCGTCAACCGAATCCACAACCCACCATGCTCATCGAAGCGCGGCAACCCGTCATCATCAAACGCAACCGGTTCCCACGACCACTCCGGATCAACCTCAAGCAACCGATCCGTGACCTCCGCGTGGCCGACGTACTGCAACTCGCCACCGCTGATCTTCAACGTGGCGACATGCTTCGGATCAAATGGTTGCCGTAGTTGCGCTGCCTGTTCCTTATTCATCAAAACATCCCCTGATCTTCACGTTCGCGTGAGTAACGGACCAATGCATTTTCCCGTGCAACCCCTTCAACTTCGGTTTAGGATTGATCACCAACCAGAACATTTCATCCTGCACATAACGTGGTGCTTTATACGGTCGCACGCCTTTCCACTCCGGATACCCGGCACGATCAACGTACGAATCCCACGTTGATTGAATGAACTGATACAAGCCACTACCCCCCGAACCATCAGCGCGTAACCGTCCACGCGACTCACGCCAGATCAGGCACTTCCGCACCGGCTCCCACTTCTCTTCATAGTGGTAGCCACGGTACTGCGAATCAGGAATGTCCTGCGGACCCTGAGCAGCCATAGCAACGAACGCCAAAGACTCAAGCATTGTTGTACCTTTCGTGGATCTCCGCACGCCTACGATCAAGCCGCTTACGGCTCTCATCAAGGTAACGTTGCAGGTAGTAGAGATTAGATTCAATGTGCTGCATTCGGCTGCGGTAGCGAGCAGACGCAATCGAATACCCAAGGAACCCGGCAGCGAATGTCCAGCCGGTCCCAATCAACAGTTCTAACATGGTTCCTCCCTTGTTGTGTGCGACCGGGGAGCGCGGCAGGTGCAACCCCCCGGTCTCTTTACACAGGTCATATTCAGTTGTGGTTCGACGGTACACCCGATGTCAGACAACACGCAAGGTATGACACGCGGGATAAAAAGAGAACCCCCGGCCGAAGCCGGGGGACTCTCCTTTATAGCCGATGCTTATGCGGAAGATCCTGCGACCAAACATCGGTCGGCAAAGCATCAACCGGAACCGCGATGCACCACGAAGTACCGTCGCGCTTGGTGTAGGCAGATCCGGTCGTGAAACCGAACTCCGTCCAAAGTTCGTACACATCGACGGAAGCACCCTTAGGCAGCGTCCAACCGTGCATCTTGACGTTGCGGGTAGTGGTGGTGGTGAACATTGTGACCTCCCCGGTCGGTAGCGGTTGCGCTTACAGGTAGAACATTACCCGCCTGTCATACGCCTGTCAATAGACAAAACGGACATCTTTATAACGATTAGATCACGGCAAAAAAAGAGAACCCCCGGCGGACCGGGGGAGGCAAAACACCGGGGGTTCTCATGCGGGAGGAAACCGCACCACCACACTACACTACGGAGACTCTTCAAACCACTCCGACAAATCCGGCTCCACATTACGCTCCGGATCTAACTCAACTTGCGCCGCGAACCCGAACGCCGGACGCTCCCCCTCCCCCTCAGGCTGCAACGCCACCGCAACACCCGCCGCCTGCCGCAGCAACGCCAACACCTGACGCGGCGAATACTCAACATCAGTCAACCGCACCCGCACCTGACCCACAGACACCTTCACATCCACGGACGGCCAAGCCTCTCCGCAAGCGCAAGATACCCAATACCGTCAACGTAGTTATCCCGGTGATGGGTGTGCGATGCGCGGCTGATCTTCACCAAAGCCATGAGGACGGCCACATCATGCGCGGAAAGGTCCTTGCCTATCCACGCGCTCCACAACTGCGCTATCCGTCCTAGGTTGTCCTCAGGGTTTCCGTACGCGTCTTGCCGATCTCCCATGACCGCAGCGGTAGCGTCAGCGAGTAGTGACGGGTCAATCACGGAACCTCCCAAATCGGACATTTCGGAACACTTTACAGAATCTTGCGGTTTCCCCTTGACACCTGTCATACGGGGTGTGTAACTTGATACCTGTCAGACACCGACAAGGGGAGGAACCCAAATGGACATCATCGAAGTTATTCAAGAAATGGGAATCACATCACGACCCTTCACCGCCGATGAGATCACCGTTGGCGCACCAGCCACGTTCTACATCGGCAGCGATTCCTACGCCACCACAGTCACGAACATTGTGCGCTTCAAGTCCGGCAACCGCAAAGGACAAATCAAGGAATTGCACACCGATCACTTCGGTCGGTTCCGCGCCAAGCAAGGAACGTACTTGCAGATTGACAGCGACGGTAGCACCATGTGGTACGCACAACTTGTGGTTGGTTTCCAGCGAGACTACCGCGACCCATCTTTCTAGCCACAAACCAAAAGGAACCCCCGGCAAACGCCGGGGGATTTCTTTTTATGCCGGACGAGTCTCACCCGACCTCAACACCTTATTCCACGCACCACACACACAAACAAGTTTCGGATACTTCACCGACCGCGTAAACACCACACCAGCCGGAACCAACTCCGGAGAACCACACGCGAAACACCGCGCCGGATCACCAGACAACAAACCGAAATGCGGACCCGACTTGATCCACGGCAACACCTGCATCATCAGTTGTTCCGTGATCACAACATCCTGCTTGTTGTAACGCTTGAACTCATCCCACGCCTGCCGATCATCAGCAAGCACACGAGTCCACAGAGACTGACCACCCGTCTCAAGTTTCGTATCAAGACCAAGTTGATCCGTCACAAAACCAAGTTTGTTACTCATGAACTTGAAGCGAGACCGGAACGTCCGCAACAAATCCACATCAACCCACGGCGAAGGCGGACCCCAACCCAACAACACCCACTCACGCTGAAGGTGAGGAATGTCAAACTTCACACCGTTATAAGTAACAACCGCGTCCGCTTCATCGAACAACTCCCACGCCTGCGCAAGGAACTGCTCTTTTCCGTGATGAAACTCCGACCCGAACAGAACCCGCTTTTGGTGATACCACTTAGCCGCGAAACACAACACCCGCGAAGGCTCAACAATCTGCGAAACACCAATGTTCTGATCCCACAAACCCCACGCCATAACGATAGCCGGAGCAGTTTCTATATCAACCGTCAACACCTTAGGCTGACGCGGCGCAAGTTTGTCCGACAGGCTCACAGGAACAACCACCTTTGCGGTGAATCTGAATCGTCTTAGGATGAACCGGAAACCCCTCAGACGCTAACGCATCAGCGATAGCCTGAGCCGACAACCGCGCCGGATCTTCCTTCGGAACCCACAACGCATCAAACAACGCCACCCGATCCGACTCCCCCAACGCGTCAAGGATCACCGCCACACGGCAACGACCCCCACGCTTCGCAGGAGCAGCCTCCCCCAACCGGTCAACGAGACTCACACGCGACCCTTAGGATGTTCCTTCACAAACTGACGAATCAACGCCTCAGCACGAACCGGCTCCCCCTTATTCGCACGCGCAATACCAATCACCTGATGCCACCACTCAATATCCTGCTTGACATCAATCTTCCGGGTAGTCCAATCACGATGCCTGATCACCCGCGACACCGGCCACGAACGCCACCCACGACGCATAGCATTCAACAACGCAGCCGACAGGAGCGCAGTAGAAACAACCTGCTCAACGGTCATACCCTCTTTGGAACCATCAATCTTGCGGGACGTACCCAATGATTCGATTTCGATTCCGTACAGGTGACTATTCCCTTGATCTCTAGGCACGATCACATCAGCACCCTTTTTCGGGAACCGCCACGGACCACCCTTACCAGCATGATACGCACCAACCCCCGAACACACCCGAACCGTACCATCCCTCTCAACAAGAAAATGCGCAGCACGAACAGGCGCATACGGATTCGTGTAACAAATATACCGCAGCGAATCAACCCCCGCCGTGTGATGCAACACCACACCAACGAAATCAGACCGACCACCATACGGGTCAATACGAGCCGAATCCCAATCCGGCACATACTTCACCGGCACGCCATACGAACGCAACTTGAACGCAAGCCGCTTCGGACGAACACGCATCAGCGATCACGCACCAACGAAGCCGTACCCTTATCCCCCAAACCCGTCGCGCCAATGCTCATCAGGACAGACGCGAGAGCAGCAAGACCAGCAACGGATCCAGCCTGCACCCAATCCACATCAAGGAAACCGGTTTCACCAACAACAATCATCGACAATAAGACCTGCGCGAAAGTACGCAAAGCGCGTTCCCCCGCAGACTTCCAAAACTCAACCGACCACATGACAGGACTCCAATCTAGTTTTGATCCATATGCCATTCAATATGATCATCAACTTTCTCAGCGACCCGGCGAACATCACTCTCAATGCGGTTCAAACTATCCCGCACACTCTGACCACCGTTAGGCTGAAACTGTTTCTGCATAGCGACCTGCGCACGAATCAACCAGATGATCCCAGCAAGCAACGCCGACACAATCGCTGTCCCAGCAACAACCATGCCGATAACATCAGGAGCGCTCATTACAATATCGCCGCTATCTCATCAGCCGTCAAACCTAAGGCCGCTAGTTTCTCCTCAGCCGACGCACGAGCCGCCAGCCGCGCCGCCTCAGCCTCCTCCTCAGCCACCCGCTGCGCCTCAGCAGCAGCAATATCAGCCTCGCGTTGTGCTACTTCCTCAGCGGTAGCGAGGCGTTCCTCAGTCCTACCGTCGGGGTAGGTGGTAATGATGATCCACGGTTCTAGTGCCATTAGTTCATTCCTTACTGTGAGAGTCCAAATACTTGAATGGTTCCAGCGGTCCCCGGTGATGTTGCTCCCGACCCGAACAAGGTCAAAGCCGTATAAGATGTGGACAGGCTGTGTGTGCTGGCGTAATCAAGAATACGAGCGCCGCCGTCGTGATAACAACTTACGGACCGGAACGCAGTTGGCTGCGCCAGATTAGGACCATAAACGTAAACGTGATTTCCGCTGTATGTTGATGCTGCACTAGCATTACCAATGCGGGTAGATGTTTGTCCCGTGCTACGGCTACCAGAAACAGTAGTTATTTCTGCGTCTATTTGCTGCCGAGCATAGTCGCCTCCCGAGGCATCGCTGCCACCAACGCGCAAACGACACAACAGCGAACCACCCGTGCCTTCCAAACTACCAATAACCAAAAGGTAATTGTCGTAAGTTGCAGAGAAAATGCCTTCCAGCGATATTGAGCCTGTTGTGGTTAGGCCGGTAAATGTTGTTTTGCCTGTACCTGATGCGGTTGCACCGCCACCTGTTGTCACCGACGACGGAGTAATCAGTTTCAACCCAGCAATCTCAGCCATGCCTACTCCTCATACCCGAAAACGTGAATGTTGCCGGTGATCGCATTAGCGGTCGGATAAATCGTTATACCGTCATACGAAGTAGAAAGTGAGTGAGTCGTAGCGCGGTCAAGAATCTCAGCACCGTTATCCGAATCAACATTTATATTTCTAACCGCTGTCGGCTGCGCCAACGCTGGACCGTACAGATGCACCGTATCGCCGCTCGTTGCAGTATCGTAATTACCCAAGTCACCCTCAGTCGCTCCCGTAGTGCGTGCACCTGTAGCACTTGAAGCATCTGCGCGTAACTGCTGTTTTGTATAGTCAGAGCCAGATGCGTCACTACCGGACGCACGCAAACGAAATCTCATTGTTCGCTCATCAACAGATGTATATGCACTAATCACGATCAGGTAGTTGTCGTAGTCGCTCGTGAACACACCATTCAACGACAACGAAGTCACCGCCGTGAAATCCACACCACCATCAGCGTTGATACTCGCACTCGTACCGCTGTGCGCGATAGAGGTGGGTGTCATGCTTACAAGACCATCACCAGCAGCCATTTATGATCTCACCCCATACACTTGTAGAGCGCCGGTAATGTTCCCATTCGTTGCCGATATATACAGGCCGTCATAAGACGTAGACAAAGAATGAGTGCCAGCCAATTCGTCAATCTGTGCACCGCCCGTTCCTCGCGCTCCAACTGCTCTAAATGCTGTTGGCTGCGCTAAGGCAGGACCATAAAGATGTAAATGAGTGCCGTTCATGTTTTGGGACCCAAAAAACTGAAAACTTGCGATTGTGCCGGATGCTCTACCAGCACCAACTACCGTACCAACAGCATATATTTCCTGCGTGGTGTAATTTGATCCTGTGGCTGGCGTTCCAGAGGCAACCATCCGTAATTGCATATTTATGTCAGTATTTCCAAGGCATCGGATTAGGATTAGGTAGTTGTCGAAGTCAGCCGAGAATACGCCGTTCAACGACAGCGACGTAATCGCTGTGAACGTCACCTGACCATTGGTGAGAGTCGCTGACGTACCAGCATGAGTGATCGTGTAGTCAGTCAGAAGCACCATGCCGGGAGCAGCGACCACACCACCCTGCGCCGCGAACGGACCCAGCGCGTGAAACAGAGTCACGCCAAATCACCCACGGCCAGCCAAGTATCGCTGTCCAAGTAATACAACTGCGCGGCAGAGTATTGAGCGTTCAACGCCGAACCGCCGTTGATCGTCACACCCGACCCAGCCGTGATCGTCACCTGACCGGCATCCAACTGAGCGATACCCACCGCAGCGCCAGCCGTGAACGCCACCGTCGCCTCAGGCTCCACCGTCACCGTGATAGCCGACGCATTAGATAGCGTCACCAACTTGCCGGTATCCGTAGCCGCCAGCGTGTACGCGGTCCCCGTCTGCGCGTTCAACGTAGGACCGTTGATTGCATTATTCAGGTTAGCCGCCGTCAAAACCTCACCGGCAGTAAATTGCGCCATGATTCTCCCTTACCTAGAAACCGAGAATGTCGTCGTCAAGTTCACCGAACACCGGCGAATCAAGAATAAACGCGCCGATGGTCTGCGACAAGCCAACCTTCATCCGATGCGTACCCGGTGTGATGTCATGTTCGATTGAATCAACCGCTACATATCTGGAAATAGGTGAACCGATGCTGTTCGGAGTGAACACCACCTGAACCGCGTCACCAAGATCCAACGTCAACAACTCTGTTACCTGATCATCGGTCAACCCGATCAGATCAAATGCAACTTCCCTGATCCGCAACTGTGGTTGACCATACAGGTTCACCAGCCAATCCGCTAACGATTGCGCCTGCGCATCAGAATCCAGCAGGCTATCGCGTTGTTCATAACTGATGACACCGTAATCAGTTTGCGAATCAAGATCCGCTGCCGTCGCAGTACCAGCATTCACGCGAGCAACAGAAACCGCATTCCTCAACTGCTCCGTACCATACTCAACACCGATATTAGAAAACGGAATGCCTGTACCATCATCCGCGAACTTCGTGCTAGTAATCGTCTGCACATCCGTACGTGAACGGAACGTGAGAAAACCAGAACGATCCACATACAACGCGCCAGGTTCATCACGTTCCACACGCTGCAAATACTGCAACGCGTTCACAGGTGCAGGATTCGCAGTACCGCCAACAGAATCCGCAATAAGGGTTGCTTCACCGGTATCAATATCACGCAGCGCGGACGGCCAATTTATTTCCCCCCGGTCAAGGATCGCCGCGACACGTTCACCCGTCGTCTCAGCCGAAGTCGTATGCGGACTGATCGTCTGTTGCGACAAGATAGCGAAACCGTCCGCACCCTTAGCCTTCGTGACGCTATCCCCCGACAGTTGATATTCCAAATCCCAATCATCAACCTGACCGACGAACGCCGCTTCACCATCAAGCGCAACCGTGATTTCCTTACGCGGTTTCAAACTCACACCATACGGACTGACCGCCGTCCCAGCCGTCGGATCATACAAGCGTTGCCGGTTATCCAACACAACATCAATCGACCCTGCCTGAAAACGATCCAACTCGTTAGACCGACCACGACGGATCCGCACCGACCGAACATCAGCCGTAACATCCGTCAACACATCACCAGCAAGCGGATAACTAGCGTTCCCCAACTCACCCTTCACCGGGTCATTCAACGTCAAGAAATCACCCTGACCGGCAGCGTTCAAATCAAACGCAATCTTCACCGTCACCGCAGGGTTAGCCATCATGCACCCGCAAAGACAGGACCGGACCGCCGTTCATATTTACGGATGGCATCCACGATCTGCCGACCGACCTCCGCACCATCAGTACCCATACCGGCAGTAACATTGATCGTTATATTCGACCCGCCAAGGAACTGACCCGCATTACCGGACTTCCGCAACGGAACCACGGCTTCCGGACCGGCCTCACCGATAACCGCCAACGTAGCCTTCGAAACAATGCCACCATCAGCCAACTCCGGAATCGGTTGAATGTCATTCGTCCCCACCGACTGACCACCGAACGTACCCACAAACGGAACAGTCACCGTCGGGATCGTAAACGAAATCCCATTCCACGCATTGATGACACGGTTGATACCACCAATAACGAAGTTGATTGCACGTTTGATTGTGTCCGTGATCGTCGTGTAAATCTCAGCGAAAACCTCCGCGAAGAAATCACGTATCTCATTGAACGTGTTCACGAGCGCAGTACGGACACCCTCAACGAAAGTATCAATATTTGTTTTCGCCGTCGCAAGGAACTCAATGATTGCCGTACCGACCTCAACCAACTTAGCGATGAAGTTAGTCCAATACGAAATCAATTCAATAACTGTTGTGATGATCTTAGCGAGGAACGTGATCAACGTTTGCAGATACACGGAATAGAAAAGAACCAACGCAGGAATCACATAGTCAGCGAGGAATTGCATGATCTGCATGAACGCCTGCCGTAGCGTCTCTATCGCATCCCTGTTCTCATACAACGATTGCTTCACCTGATCAATCGCCTGAGACACGGCAGCGCGGATACTGTTCCACGCCTCCATCACCGTATTCCGTAGAGTCTCGCTATTGTTCCACAGGTACATGAACCCGGCAGCCAACGCCGCAACCGCAGCAACAACCAGAGCAATCTTCAACGTCAACGGATTGAACACGGCAATAATCGCGCCGACGCTGCTAATCAACTTGCCGACAATCAACAGCACCGGACCGATAGCCGCAGCAATCGCGGCCATTTTCAAAATCATATTCTGCGTGCTAGGTGACAACGATTCGAACTTAGCCGTCAACTGACCGACACCCGCAGTCAACTGCTCCATCAAGACAGTAGCGCGATCCAACAAACCGGAATCCGCAATGCTGATCATCAACCCTTCAAAGGCTGATTTCAGTTTCGTCAACTGACCTTGCAAGCCTTGAAGTTGCGTATCCGCAATAGATTGCGCCGTGCCGCCTGCGTTCTCTAACTCACTCGTCAAATCAGCGAGAGCATCAGCACCCTGATCAACAAGAGCAGCCATAGCAGGACCGGCACGCTTACCAAAGATGGTAATGAAATCAGATGTTGTCGCACCCGATTCGCCAAGTTGCCGAACAATATCTTCGAACGGTAGAAGTTGGCCGGTCGCATCTGTGACAGTCAGACCAAGGTCTTTCATCGCTGCGTATTGTTTACGCGTCGGATCCAGCAAAGCAGCGATAGCGTTACGCAAAGACGTACCCGCCATGCTTCCCTGAATACCCGCATTACCCATCAACCCGATAGCGGCAGCGGCTTCCTCAAACTGCACACCCGCAGACGCGGCAACCGGAGCCGCATACGTCATCGCCTCACCCAACTGAGACAAATCCGTGTTAGCAGATGTGAATGTCTTGGCCAGAATATCGACAACGTTAGTCATCTCATCGGCGGTCTTGCCGTAACCCGTCAAAACGTTAGACGCAATATCAGCGGCCTCAGCCAAATCCATCTGACCCGCAGCCGCCAACTGCAACACACCCGGCATGGATTCAAGAATATCTGTAGTCTTGAAACCGGCCATAGCAAGGAACGACATACCCTCAGCCGCCTGACCAGCGGTGAACGCAGTAGTCCGGCCAAGTTCCGCAGCCTGATCCCGCAACGCGTCAAAGTCATCCCCGGTCGCGCCGGACACGGCACGCACGCGATTCATGGACTTTTCAAATTCCGCAGCGGTCGCAACCGCAGCAGCACCAATACCAACAATAGGTAACGTCACAGACTTCGTGAGAGTCCCACCGGCCTTCGACACAGACGCGCCGACGTTCTGAATTTTCTTACCCATCGCCGCGAACTTGTCGCCAAATGTCTGAGTCTGCGCCTGCATCTTGGCAATCTCGCGTTGCGCCTTCGCAAGATCCTTGCCGTCCCAATCAGAGAGCAGGCTAACGAGAACCGCAGGGTTTCTAGCCACGGTATGCTCCCAACTTAGCCTGTGCTACACGCGTAGCCTTATCGACTAACTCAATGATCTTGTCTGCCTCAGAATCCCGGTTCCAATCCTGAGGAGAATCGTACGCACCCCACACCAGACGGGACGCGGATTTGCCGGAAACGTCACGGATCTTTTGAACGAATGATTGACCGTTGCCGTACGTTCGACCGGTACGCGGATTGCGACCCGGCCTAGGTGGTTGACCATCCGACTTGCGACCGGCAAGTTCCCAAATGACACCTGCCGCCGTAGTGTTCTGGACACCCATCACATTTGACACGACCGTGCCGCGTTTACGTCGCTTCGCCGTCGTGACCTTTATACCACCACGGATAGTGTTCGCGTCGTAACCACCGCGCCAACCTTTCCAACCGGACAAAGGTTGACCATCCTTGACTAACCCCTGCGATTCGTCACGCAACGTATTAGCCGACTTCCGCAAACCCTTCAACGTGTCCTTGTAAATGTCATTATCAAGTTCCTTCAACGCGTTCAACGTCGTACGAATACCCTTGACTTGAACCTTCACTTAGACCCCTTATTGGCTTTGCGTTCCTGAACACCCCGCCAACGCAAATAACGCTGCATTGTTGTGATCACCCGATCAGATTCCGCCATGACAGCAGACGGACTCAAACCAAACTCATACGCCAAATGCACTATTCGGAACGTTGCGGACTGCTCTCCAAAGGGACAAGTTCGTCCCCATCACCGAACTCAACATCAGGATCCGCGACAGTAAGCCAATCAGAGAAATCACCGATAGACGGATCCGACCGGCGCAGCGAATGCCACGCCAACCAGAACATATCCGTCAAACGAAACTCATCTTGGAACTTAGCAACAGACCGATTGAACTCCGCTTCGAACGCGACAAGATCAACCGCCGACACCGTAACATCAGCGGTTGACCCGTCGTCGTTCGTTATGCGTAGGTGCATCTTCATTGGCAGGAACTCCTATCTAAGGTAATGAAGGTCTAGGCTCCGGTACCGCGAGTGACCTCACCGGTAATCGGAAGTGAAACGCTCGTGGTAGCGAGATCGCCAACCGCACCATCCACGGGACTATATTCTGTAACCAAAACGTCAAACGAAAACTGCGGATTCGTGGCCGAAACAGCAGCAGTTCCACCTGGCACGACGGACACCGCGACGGTCCCGCCAAGGTTCGGGAAGAACAGCGAATCAATACCGGACGCACCAAAGTCTTGATGCATTTCGAAATCAACTGTTCCAGACTTCAATCCACCGATACGAGTGCGGTAGCCGCCAGCCGCGCCGAACGCGGTTGTCTCCACATCGTCAGCGGAAAGGTTGATCGTCACGCTTGCGCATGACGAAGTGATGGTCGAACCGGCGAAAACGATAACCGGGTCAGTCAGCACGTACTTAGCCATGATGCTCCTTACGCATACACAGTAACCGCAAACGTCACGGTTAGATAGGTGTTCTCATTGATGGTGGCAGCGCGGTAGTCCCGTGCTTCCGTTACTCGTAGATCCTGCACCAGATCTCCGAGAGTCTTATCTGATTCAAGAGCAGCCTTGACGCTGCTCGCTCCGGACGGATTGCAATAACCGTCAAGATTGGATTGCGCATTCCGGTCAGAAATCTTGGACACGATCACTTGCACCGTGAATGTGTAAGTATCTAACCCGCGACCGAACGCGGTATCAAAACTGATGTTCTCAGGGAAGATGATTGCGATAGGTGGCTTCGGTTCGTCCGGCACATACGCTGACGTACGCAGACCGCTGATCGTTCCTAGGTTCGTTGCGATACCCGTACGAATCTCACTCAGGGTAGCCATCAGGCGACACCATGAGTGACCTTGCGGAACGGCATAAGCATCGACTGAATATCGGGGTCAATGCGAGCCACACGCACCGCACCCATATCCCCGAACCCGGCCACGCCAAGCGCCGATGAATAACGCTGATACTGACGCAGGCTCGCCAGAATTGTTGCCTGTTTCACGGCAGCCGGGACCGCAGTAGCGAACCCGAACACACCCGTGATCTTCACGCCGGTTTCATTAGCCACCACATCAACCGGGAACAAGTAATCACCAACCGACCGCAGCCGCGTGATCGGGAAATCAAGACCAGCGTTCGTGCGGTTCAACGGCTCCAACTGATAATCAGCAGCGGTCCACGTTTCATCATAGATGCCGTCCAACCCTGCCGAAGTTTCCACGGTGATAGCAGTCCCAGCCAAATCATCAACATCCACGAAGTAAGCGTTCGTTGCCGCGAAGTAACGTGTCTCCGTGCCGTTCGTGTAGAACCTGCGTTCGCAGTAACCATCAATCATGCGGGACGACGATTCAATAGCGGTCTCTAACAACTCATCATCAACATTGTCCGTGATGCGAGCCGCAGCCTTCACCTGAGTCAAGGTGGCATAGCCGTTGGTGATCGCCATGTTCAGCCTTTCAAACTATTCAGCCATTCACGAATCTTTGTTCGTGTTGGTTCCTGTGGTGGGTGATTCTGAGCGCCGTGGGTACTGTAATCAAAATCAACGCGACCTGTTGTCGTAATGCGTGCGCCTTGCGCCGCGCAACCAACCCAAAATCCCCAATCCTCAAAGGGAAACAAATCTTCATTGAATGGGTGCGTTTCCCACAACGATTTGCGGAACAAACTCCCACACAACAACAGGTTATCCGTCACCCGCAACACTCGCTCCGGTGTCACATGAGATGGGACAGTTGCGGAGCCATTAGGCCAAGCCATCCCGAACCCAATAACGTCACTAGATTCCAGCGGCAGATCATCAAACGCGGTAGGTCGGTAACGATCATCCGCGCCAATCCACGCAACCCAATCAGTATCCAATGCCTGTACCGCACGATTCAAATACTTACTCAAAAGGAAAGGCTGTTGAACGCTGATGACGGTAACGTCATGCAAACGCGGGTCAAGGTTCGCAATAACATTTGCCGGATTGGTGCAAGCAATAATTACTTCATCCGGTTTGCGGTTCAACTCAACAACTGACGCTGACCAATCAGGAATGAAATGCGTGTAGGTATGGCAGGTTGTGACAACGCCGATTGTTTCCGTCATAGCCAACCCCAAAACTTTGGAACCTGCGCAGCCATTACTTCATCCAGCGGACCGGGATCCCGGCGACCCGCATTAGCGTTGGTGTGTATCTGGCAACCCGCATACTCCGCTTCAATCAACGTGCGAGGACACGAGTCGAACGCCTGAGGTAGAAACACGAACCATTCATGTTCAGCCATAGCATCAAGCACTTCAGAGCGATCCACACCGGATAACTCCGTCAGCGGTAGTCCCATACTACGGGACCATAGTCGTGCCGCGAGAAGTCCCTTTTGGGGATGATTTCGCGCACTCCATAAAGCGGCAGGTTTCTTGTCCCTAGGGGTGATGTCACAAGTGATATCACCATGACACCACTCACCGAACACACCAGACCACGAAGCCTCAACCTCAGCATGAGCCTTAGACATCGTGACAAACGGATCAGCCAACTGAAACAACCGTTGCCGCACAGGACTAGGTGCTTGCTGATGATGAACCCACACAATCGGTTTACGTTCAGCCAACGCCACCAATGCCGCATCAGACAAGAAATCCGTACCCGTAATAACAACCCGATCTGCGTCTAACGCCTGCTCCCACTTATCAGGAGTGATAACGTCAACAGAGACAGACGGGGGAGCATGACTTATCATAGTGGCATCAGTCATCTCCGCGCCACCGACACCACCCGGCAAAAGCCAATCAGCGTCAGCCTGCGGAATGTGATGCGTCACCCACGCAACCCTCACGGCAGCATCTCCAAATACGGCCGCCACAGATCCGCATACACCTTGTCCGCGTCATAATTATCGACAATGAACTTCCGTGCCTGCGGAGATTTCTCACCTTTGCGTTCGTACGCCTGCTCCAACGCGTGAACAATATCTTCCACGGCAGGAGTGTTGAACCATGCGTTCTGCGACGCATCCCACAGGGGTTGACCGCGCACCTTCCAACCATCACCGACAAGTTCCGGTTGTGCGGAAAAGTCATTCACTATCACAGGTGTCGTGCAGGCCTGAGCATCCGCAACCGTGATCCCGAACCCCTCGCCAAGAGTCGGAGCCAACAACACATCCATGCCGGTATAGATCGCCGCCAGAACCTCATCACTAATACCAATGCGGTTCTGATACTGATTCACGAACTTCACCCGCGACTCATCCAATCCAACAGCGTTGATCAACGGATCCAGCGGGATACCACCCATGCCACCGAAACGCTCCGTGTGCATATAAATCACCGCGTCGTCATGCCGTTCCGCAAAGATAGAAAAAGCAAGCAACTGTTCCCCGAACGCCTTACGGATCGGAGCAGTACCCTTATTCGCGTTGACGACACCAACCACGAATTGATCATCATCAACCTGCATTAGTTGACGACCCGTGCGCACATTCCCCACATCGTCAGACACCTGAGCCGTTGGTTTCATGATTGACGTTTCAATACCATGCGGAATGTAATAGTGATCAATTCCGGCTTTCGTCATCAGGCCGGATCCGTATTTACTCATGGCAACCGGATTTACATTCGGTTTTTTGATGAACGCGCCGACTTTCTCAGGGATCGGCATGTGGTCAACAGGAACCCACGACACCACCGGCAGTTCATCCCAACGCGGATGATTGAAAACCCACACATCGTAAAGAGTGAAAACGTAGTGCCGGTGATCAGGATGCTGCTTCGACCAATCAATGAAATACGGGTGAACCATATCGTTCGAATACGGATCGTACCCGCGAGGGAAATGCTCAATGCCTTCCCACGCACTCATCGTTGCTTCAAGACCATAGTTCGCTGCGACCGCGACGGGATGACCGTCTTTGATCATGCGGGATACCACTTGCTTTGTTTGCGTTCCGTATCCCGTTGGCGACCATGCTGCATTGCTCACCCATAGGCCTGCGATGGGTGCAACGCCGTTGCGGTTTCTACGCCGCTTCTCTGCGCGGTTCATTAGTTTCCTCCGTTGGCAGGTTTTGGCAGGAGGGAGGGTAGCCGGTCCTGCCTCCGACTACCCTCCCGGTCACGCTAGAGGTTACTAGGACGCGTTGCCGATGAAATACTTCACCGCATCGCTCTGACCAAGGTCACCCCAAATACGCATGGTCACGCGGAACCCGACCTCATCAGATGCGAAGTAGGCATCATCCGATCGAGCAACCTCAATGCCGCCAACCTGACGAACATGGTAGGAACCATGCCATCCGAAGAGAGCCGACTTAGCACCGGTCGCAATGGCCGGAACATCGGGGTTCTCAACAATCGGGTAACCAGCGAACGTGTCGGGAGTGCCGACAGTTGCCGCAGGCATGTAGAGGTACTGACCAGCGTTGTCCTTCAACTTGCGCAACGCACCCATGGATGCACGGCGCATCATGTAAGCGCCACCAAGCCGAACGTACGCACCATCAACAGCGTGCGCAAGGTCGATCAGATTGTCAGCGGTGAAAGCGCCGGACACGCCGGTTCCACCGGTAACGCCGGAACCAGCCGCCGTCACTACACCGTTGGCTTCGTTTGTTCCCGTGCCAACAGTCAGGAGGTTGTTCACCTTCACACCAACCGAAGTGCCGAGGGTGCGTCCAAGGTAGGACACAACATCAATACCCGAATCGGTGAGCAACTCGCGACTGACCTTGGTCAGCACGGCAACCTTCTGGCTCTTCAGGGTGATGCTGCTGAACGTCGGATCAAGCGGAGTGATCGACGTAGCCTCATCAATAGCGGTAGCAGCCGGACGAGTGGACTCAACCGGAACCTTGATGTCCTCACCGGAAGCGGTGTTCAGCAGAGTGACAATGCCACCGTCAAGCATCGGACCGACGGTAACCAACTTCTCCTGAATGACATCGTAGAACGACTGCGGCACAAGAGCCGAATCGTCAGAGGTGTTCAGGTCACGACGCTCGAAAGTGTACGAACGAATGTCACCCGCCACCAGAGCGCGGACCATATCAAAATCCGATTCGGTGCGAACCTTCGCAGCCTCACGAACCTCAGGTGCATCAACCAGCGATGCCTCAATATCCTTGGCGCGAGCCTCTGCCGCTTGCAGATCCTCAATGCGCTGCGTACGTGCATCAATGTCAGCGTTGATGCGGTCATACTGCTCTTGTTCCTCAGCGGTAAGGTCACGCGCCTCAGCCGCCGCAGAATCAAGGAGCGTCTTGGCTGCGTGCCACGCCTGCTGGCGAGCCTCAACCTGTCGCTTCAAATACTCCATGATTGGAATACCTCTCTTGAATAGATGTTTTATTTATCTTGCAAACCCGCAGCGGCTCCGCGTGCGGCATCGTCCTACGGCTCCGTAGTGACGAAAATCTAGAAAGCCTTAGAAAGCAAATCCATTTGCTTTTGCAGAACGGACAACGGAACAGTTGGTTCCGGTTCCGAATCCTTACCGGTCATGCGATCAACGACCGTGCGCAGAATGTTCGCTTGGTCGTCGTCAAGTTCACCCGCCTGCAACGCGTTCATAGCGTCAGCGAGAACATCCGCATCCATTTCAGTACGGTGCGCAATGACCTTCAAGTTACGGACACTAGCAGTAGTCGTCGGATATGCAGGCACACCGGAGACAACAGACACTTCATGCAACCGCACTTCGTTCAGGGTGCGTTCGTTGCCGTCCTGCGACCATTCATCAGCGACCGTAGAAAAGCCGAACGACATACCGGTAATGTCACCCCGGCGAATGTGATACGCGGTAGAGCGTCCAAGTTCGGTATCCGGCAGATCAATCTCCACATACCCACCGTCCGCACGATCCTCAATGCGGAGAGTCTTAGCGCGAGTGGAACCAAGTAGCAGTTCATCGTTGTGGTTGTAGTACGCACGAATGTCGTTGCGTGACTTCAACGTGCGAGTGAAAGCACCCGGAGCGATGCGCTCCGTAAACGGCAACGGCAACGAAGGCTCATTGTATCGCCAAGCGTAACCCCCGAACGACATCCCATTAGACGACTCATCAACCGCACGCAACTCCGTATCAAGGGTGCGGATCTCTGTGTGCTGCATCTCTGTCCTTTCGTCACGGATGCGTTCAACTTCACGTTCCAACCAACGCCGCGCCGGACCGGGGTCCAACGGGTCAATACCCCACAAGTAATGAGCAACCGCACCCGCACCCGGCCACTCCGGATGTTCCGGGTCACGGTTCTGCGGAGCATCCAAATCCGGTTCATGGCGAGCAGCCCACGCGTTAGCGCGAACCACCTTGTCATCACTCATTTCACCGCGAGCCATAGCGCGAGCCTCACGAAGTGTTCCCTCCGTCAAACCGTCACCGCCGTAACCCTCACGGTT